GCCTCGATCGGCAGGAAACGCGCCTCGATCGCATCGAGCGGCGGCTGGATCTGGTGGAGGCGCCGTAATGGTAGGTCTCATCGGCGCGGGCGCCGGCTTGGTCGTGTTCGTGCTCTGGATCAACGGCAACATCGTCGGGCGCGTCATCGTGTGGCCCTTCATCTCGGTTGCGGTGATCATCATGGGCGACGATGAATTCGGCCGCCTTGTCGATCCGCATAGCGGCCCTCTGCCGGCAACGCTTTGGATCATAGGCTGCGCGATCGTGGCATGGATAATCGCGTCGCTGCCGGCAATCTTAATCGCGCTTCTGACCCGTCAGGTAGTCGTCCAGAAGAAGCAGGCTAGGAATGCCCCCGCCGATACCCGTTGGGCCAGCCAGTGGATTAGCTCGCATAAGTGACCCTACGGCGCGGCCGGCGGTAATTCCGAGACCCGTTCGCACCGCCGCTTTGGTATCGCCGTAAAGCGTGCCGTTGATCATTGTGCGGGTTGCCGTGCCGCTGTCCGGCGGCGGTCGCAGGAACGCTTGACCGATGTCGCCGAGTTCGCCGAGGTCGCCGGCGCCGCGGAAGGCGTTGCTCTTGAAAGAGCGATTGGCAGCGCCTTGCAGCAACAGCGGGCTGATGTCGCCCGGGATGCCCTTATTCACCAGGGGCGCGACCGTCATCATGTTCTTGTACTGCAGGCGCGCCGCGGCCAGTTTCTCGACATCGCCCGCTGCGGCGGATCGTTGGAAGGCGTCGTCAAGCGCCTCACGGATCGAGTTCGCGTAGTTTCGGACAGAGCTTTCGCTCGACTGCTGCGCGACGCTGAGCGCGCTGCCCTGGCCGGTCAGGGCCTGATATGCGTTGCCTGGGATCGTGCCGTTATTGTTCGCGGCGGTCTCTAGGATATCGGTGATGTGGGGGCGAACGTCATTATAGATGCTGGGCATCTTCTGTGCGTTTGCTTCGATCCGACCGAGGTCGTTGAGCAGCGCCGGATCGGCCTGGATGTTCGTCCGGCTCGCGATATCGTTCATGACGCCGCCGATGCGGTCCTTTGCCTGCTGCATGACGGCTGGCGTGATCTTCTCTGCGTCTTCGCCAAAGGTGTTCGCAACCGCCTTGTTGAATGCGACACGTTGGGCTGCGTTAGATGCTTCCTGACCTGAGCCGGGCAGGTTCCCGAGCTGGCTGTCAAGGTAGCGGACAAACTTACTGTCTGAGACTTGGCCGGAGCGAAGCGGGATGTTGTATTTGTTGATAGCGGCTTCGACGGCGGGGTTGCTGGTCGTCAGCAGCTTGTTGACGCCCGCGCCGAGAATGCCGCCAACAGCGCCGAGGCCGCCGCCGATCTCTGCGCTGCGTCCGACATCATCGCCGGTCATGGCGGCGGTTGTGGCGCCTTGCGCCGCACCAGACACGACGGGGGCCGCAAGCCTCGCTGCCAAAGGCGCAGCCACGCCCTTGACGGCGCCTGATGCGAGGCCCCCGGCGGTAATCGAGGCTGGGATCGTGACCAGCGCATTGCCCATGAGCCGGGCTGCGGCCGGTTCCCAGCCCTGGTTATTCGGGTCAGCGTCGTAGGACTGATTGAACGGGGCTGCTGCGCCCGCCGCGTCCTTCGCGAACGATGTGTTATAGCCGAGCTTGCCGGCGACATAGTCGGCCGCCGTGGCGAGGGTCACCGCCGGGATGTCGGTTGCCTGATGGACACCACGCATAATCGAGGCGCCAAGGCCGCTGTTAGGCGGCAGCGGGGCATCCCCTGCGGCGGTCGGGGCGGTCTGCGGTGTGGTCGTGTCCGCTGGCGCGCCGAGTGCCTTGGTGAATGGATCGGCGTCGCCGGCCTCTTCTGATCCTGTCCCGGCGAGGGCTGCGGAAAATGGATCATCTGCGGGTGCGACCGTCGTCTGCGCGGGTGCCGGCATGGGCGCGGGTGCCTCTGCTGCGGGGGCTGCGGGTTGCGCCGGGGCGCTCTTTGCCAGTCGTTTGTATTGCGCGGTGACCGCAGGCACATAAGCCTGGCTTTCTGGGCCATAGCTCGTGCGCCAGCCCGGGCCGCCGTGGTAGTACAGCAACGCCCCCTCGGGCGAGCCTTCCGCGTCGAGGCCCGTGCTCAGGTATTTGGCGCCCCCAAAGATCGACTGGACCGGGTCGAATGGATTGGTGACGCCTAGATCCTGCTGCGTCTTTGGCATGATCTGCATCAGCCCTTGAGCGCCAGCAGGCGAGACTATTTTCGGATCACCGTTGCTTTCCTGTGCGGCAACGGCTTTCAGCAGCAGCGGGTCGACGTTCCATTCGCGGCCCGCGTCCTGAAAGACTGTGTCGTAATCACTGAGAGGCATTGGCGCCGATTAGGCCGTGTATGGCAGCCCAGTTGTAGGCATCACGCACCTTGTCGCGGTCTGTTTTCGACAGCGCCGCCGCGTAGGTCTGCCGCTGCGGGACGGTCATGCGGGCGAACTGAAAAGCACGCGGATCGAGGTTTTCCCTGATTGCGGCGTCAAATCCTTCGCGGTTCGACTTGTCCGGGTAGGCCGCCGCCAGTTTCGCTTTGGCCTGAGTGTAATCCGCATTCCCCTGCAGCTGGCGCAGCACGAGGTCGACGCTTTCCGGCGCCATCTCGCCGTGCGGATTGGCCGCCTGGTTGACCGACAGGCGCGCATCCGACCCGGCGCCCTGTGCATTGGCGAGCTGCGCCGCCAGCTTATCGAATGACTCGTTGGCAGCAACGGTTTTCGGGTCGAGACCGTAATGCGCTGCGATCTGCGGCGCATAGGTGGTCGCGAATGACTGAAACGCTTTGATCCGGCTGTTGAGCGGCCCGGTGGTGAATTGCTTGCTGTCGGCCAGCATGTTGCCGAGGACGGCGTTCTGCTGCACCGCGCGATTTCCGTCGTCGGCGTAGCTTTGGAATGCTGCGCTGCTGTGCTCGCCTTGGGAGCGCTGTGCGGCTTCCTGCGACGGGCCGATGCCGGTCACCACACCGCCGCCTGCGGGCGGTGCTGCGGCTGTAGGCGCGGGCGCTGGTGGCGTCGCAGCCGGGGCGGCTGTCCCTCCCGGCTGCGGGGCATTCGGGTTGAGCAGCGGTGACCCGGCGGGCGGCCGTCCGGTTCCGAGCGGCGAGGGTTGCGACCCTTTAGCGGCGTTCTCGAACTGCTCCCTCGTGCCAGAGATAGGGGCACCTTGGGGCGTGACGCCGATCTGCGTCGGGGTGCTTGCTTCCCCGGGCGACATGGTCAGCGGTACGGGTGTGCCTACCGTCGTGATCGCACCGGGCGTCGGGCTGCCGCTGAGCAGCGGGGGCGTCTGCACGCCGGTCACGGTCTTTCCGGTATTAAGCGTGCTGACACTCGGCCGCGACGCCAGCAGCGCATCGTGCGCCGACAGCACCCGCGCGTTACCGCCGATAATCAGGCGCGTATTCGCCATCGGATCGGCGCTGATCTGCGACTTGAACGTGGCGGCCATTTGCGGCGTGATCAGGCCGGTGGCGAGGTTTTTGTCGACTTCGGCGCTGGCCTGGTCGGGGGGCACGCCATTCGGGTATGCCGCGACCAGTTGCGCCATGTTCGCTGACAGGGCGGCGTACCGCTTTAGGGTCGTGTCGTATGTTGCATTATCCAGCGCTTGGCCGCCGCGGGCGGTATCGAGCGCCGACATCGCTGCATTTGGGTTCCCTGCCAGGTTCTGCAGCAGCTGCGCCTGGTCCGGCGTGCCGTCCGGCCCGATCGACTGCTGGAACGCCTGGCCGGCTGCTTGCCGCGACTGCGCGAGGCGGTTCGCCCAGATCGAATTCGCCGCCGCTGCAGCCTTGGTGTAGTCGTCCATGAGGTTGACTTGCGGCGGCCGGGCCAGGGCATTGATCAGGCCGCCGGTGGTATCGGACATCTGCGGTCACTCCTAGCCCAATGGATTGTTGCCGCCGGGGTTAACGGGGGCGGGATAGCCGCCAGTCTTGCCGCTGCCGATTGCCTGCTGCAGCAGATTGGCCGTCAGGTAGTTATTCGCCGCGCCGGTGATGGCGCTTCCCACGCCGGCCGTGCCTGCGGCCCCCAATTGGCCGGATTGGTTCAGGTAGTTTCCGGCTGCATTGGTGCCCAGCTGGTTCGTCGAGCCGGTTTGCGCTGCGGCGTTCTCGCCGAGGCTCGCGGTGCCCAGCAGCCGACTATACTGGTTCGTCAGGTTGCCCTGCTGCGCCGTGTTGAGGTTGAGCGCGTTCTGGAATCGTGTCTGGGCGTTGTTGAATTGATTCTGATACGTGCTGTCCGCCAGCCCGGTTGCGAACGTCGCCGCGCCTTTCAGCGCCGCGCCGCTGACCCCGAGGCCGCGCGCCGCGGCGGCGTTCTGCGTCGCTTGCAGCCCTTGGCTCAAGTTGAACTGATAGCCGGGCGTTGCCTCAAGCTCGGCCTGCGTCATCTGGCCGGGTTGCAGCCCCGCCGCCTGTGAGACGTAATCCGGACCGCCCCCGGTCGGGCCGCCGGTCACCAGTGACTGCAGGTTCGGCAGCACCGCCTGGCCGGTCTGATTGTAGGGCAGCAGATCCGCCCGGGTTTGCGCCGCCTGCTGCTGCTGCAGACTGGCAGCGTTTGACGCTGCGCCAGACGCTTGAGAGCCGCCGATAAGCGAGCTGCCGGCCGAAATGAGAGAGCCCGCGCCCGCGACTGCCGCGCCTATTCCCATGTCAGTCTCCGATCCAGCCCGAGTATATCTCGTCAGCGTGGGCACCGCCGAGGAATTGCAGAATGCGGCCCATATCCTTGGCTTTCTTGGTGTGAATGAACCAGCGTTGCACGCCGCGCGCCTGCAGGCAGCGCAGCGATTCGCGGATCAGCCGAACGCCCGTCCAGCCCTTGCGGTAGGGCATCGAGAGGAAATAGGCGTCCTCGAAACCACAGAGCACGTCGGCGTAGTGCGGGTGCGGCGTGACCACAAACAGCATGTAACCGACCATCCGGCCCGCCTCGCGCGCCACCACGATCTGCAGTTGCCCGGCCGCTTCCAGCGTCTCAAACCGCGCCGCGTCCGGCCGCATCGGCATCCGCGCCTTGTCGCCGGCGATCTCGTCATAGTGCTCCCGCCACAGCTCGCCGCAGTCGGCCAGGTACTGCGCCCATGGCTCGACCGCGTAAGTGATCATCGCCGTGCCTAGGTGCGGAATGGCCGAATATCGATCACCAGGCTGATCCGGTCATCGGCCGAGTTGTTCAGGACGGTGTGCTCGGCGCAGTTATCGAACCACCACACATCGCCCGGCGCCATGAAGACTTTCTCATCCCCAGCCTGGAAGACGACCCCCGGCTGCGCCTGCAGCGCGACCTGATAGCGCTCGTAGTAGACCGCCGGGGGCACCCGGTCGGGAAACGCGTCCTCGTCCGGCGGAATGCGGTCATTGTGCCACGGGATCGAGACGCCCGGTGCCATGCGACTGATGAAGACGCGCCCGAGGTGTTCGCCGGATACCTTTGCCATCAGCCCCAGCACGATCGGTTGCGCCTGCGGCAGCTGCGCGAAAGCCGGCGTGTTGACGCAGGCAATCGAGCTGCAGACCTTGTCGAGAAAGTCCTCGCCCTCGTTATACGGCGTATAGCGCAGCACGATATCATCGACGACGCGGTGTGCCGATTGCGGGTGCGCCGTTCGCACCCGATTGGCGTTCCACATCTCGGGCTGGCGCTGGACCGCGTGCAACAGTGGCAACACGTCGACATTGGCCGCAATCTGTTGAAAGTATCGCATGATCAGAGTTCCGCCGATGCTGTCCAGGTGTAGCTCAGTGAGAAATTGCCGGTTGCCGTGACCGTGCCGACAGCCCCCAGATGATCAGCCGCCGCGCCCAGAACCGGGCTGGTTAGGTTCGTGTTGGAGGCCGTGGGCGTCAGCGTCGGCGCCACGCGCATCACGACCGGCAGCGGATGCGTGATGCTGATGCCCGTGCCGGTGACGCCATAGCCTTGGAGCGTCGTCGATCCGGTCTGAAAATGCCGCTGGCAGAGCGCAAACTCGATCTGCTGCGGCCGGATCTCGAAAGGCGTAGATACCGGACCGGGCTCGACCTGAACGTCCGTGACCGCCACCGTGACGACCGTATTGACGGGCAGATTGAACACCACGCCGAGATAATGGTCGTTGTTGCTCCCGAGCGTCTTTCCGACGATGGTTGGCAGCGTGAACGTCGCCGAGTAGCGGGTCGGCGTGGTCGTCGCGGTGATGTTCTGCACGGTCTGATTGACAGACGCGCTCGGGCTGCCGCCGGTGCCGAAATACTGCTGCAGCCAGATCCCGACCGTCGCCGTGCCGCTTGCGGTCGTCGCCCAAAAGCTAACAGTCACCTGCTTGCCGCTATACGTGCGGACGTCTTCGATAGGGTGCAGCAGCTGGCGATAGGTGCCGCCGGACCCGGCTACTGTGACGGCGTAGCTCAGCGACCACGATGTCCCGGTATCGAGCGCCCAAGCCACCCGTGACACCGTGGCAGTCGAGCCTGAGCCATCGAGCAGCGTTTTCCAGCGATCGGCGAGATAAGCCCCATTCGTCGCCGCAATCGAGGTGCCCCGTTGCCAGACGTCCATCCCCCCATTCGTGACCGCGTTCCTAAACCCCGCCAGCGGCCCCGTATTGACGCTTGTAAAGGTCGCAGCATTCGCCGCGGTGCCCCCGATCGCCGGCGGCGAGGCAAGCGTCGCGTTGACGTTGGCCGCGGTCTGGTAGCCGCTCGGGTTTGTCGCGTTATACGGCGTATAACTTAGCGCGGCGATCACGTCTGACGAGGTTATCGAGACAGCGCCGCCCGAGGCGGGGGTGTACAGAAAGTCGCGCCCGGCGGCGAGGATTTGCGTCAAGACGACTCGCCGGGTGCCGTTATCGTTGAGCCGCAGCGTTACGACGTGTGTGACCGTGTCGTTATTGTGCAGCCGCACCTCGTTGACCTGGATCTGGGTGCTGACGTCGGGCGCCGGGACCACCGTGACCGCTGTCGTGCCGTTGGAAACAAGCGACGCAGCCGCGGTCACAAAGGACGTCTGGCTGGTCATCGCGTAGGACGCGGTGATGTCGCAGTTGCTGGTCGTCATCGCCTCGCCGAGGACGATTTCCAGCGTGCGTGTGGCAGTGTCGAGTATCATCGGCCGAACCAGATAGCGGCCAAGGTCTGCGGGCTTTGCTGTCCGGTCGACAGCCCAGCGACTTGCGCCGTGAGATTGGCAATGGCCGTGATGCGGGCGTTGGCCTCGGCGGTTATCGCGGCGGTGCGCAGCGTCGCCTCATTGGTGACTGAGGCCGCGAGTTGCGCGTCGCCGGCAGCCCGGGTCACCGCCTCGGCGGCGATCGAGGCTGCTGTGTCGGTGTTAGAGATGCCCTCTGCGCTGCCGGTGCGCTGATAGAGCGAGAGGATAAAGGACCGCCAGACCGGCGCAAGATCGCCCGTGACCGGGTCGATGAAGGGTGCATTCGGAAAGCCGGTTTTGAGCGACGCGGCCATTACTGCGCGCCGAGTGCGAGCCAGGCGAAGCCGGCGGGGCCAAGGCCGGCGCCGGTCGTAAACGATTTGGTCGAGAACACCTGAAACGAGGTCGACGTGATCGCATAGCTGGCGAGACCGGAAAACGACGGTCCGCTTTGCTCGGTCACGAACACGGTGGGCGCCGCTGAAAACGCGATCGGGAAAGTCACCGTGAGGTTGCCCGAGCTGTCGGTGATGCCGTTGCCGTATTGCAGGCGGATGCCCGCGGGAAAGCCGGTTGCTGTGGGTAGCGTGGCGATCAGGGCGTTGATGGCGTTGTCGGCGGCGATGCGAGCGGCGCTTTCGGTGTTATCCGCGGCGATGCGAGCGGCGCTTTCGGTGCTGTCACCAGAGACGCGGGCGGCGGTTTCCGTGGCGAGCGCGGCGGACAGCGCGGCAAGTGAGGCGGTCGGGTCGATCACGCCCAGCAGGCTGCGCGCCGTTGCCAGATCCGGCGCCGAAATCACCGGCGCCATGGCCGAGGACACAAGCGAGCTGGTCAGCTGATCGAATATCAGATTGCCCGCCGCGTCCATCAGAATGGTGCGGTAGACCCCGTCGCCATACATGATGCAGCGACCGCCGGCGTCCAGTACGATCGGATTTGTGTTGAGCGCGGTTCCGGTTGCTTCGGACCAGGTCGCTTTTGGCGTGGTCGTGCCCGGGACGTAAGTAAACAGCTGGCCCCCGGCCAAGGGAACGCCGTTCGCGTCGCAGAATTGCAGTTCTGCGGGAGGTAGCAGGGCCACCATGTTATGAGCGCTCCAAATCAGACACTGGCGACTGCCGTCCAGCTGCCGCCGCCCTGCGAAACGTAGAGATGCGCGCCTGCGCCGCCGGACGTGTTCAGGTAGAGGGAGCCAGCCGGCTGCACCACAGTTCCGGGGGCGCCCGCGCCGCTGGTGATTGTGGCCGTCGATGAGAGGGTGAACTTTCCAGCCGATACGCCGGCGACGCCCGTCGTTGCTATGTTGGTCACTATGTTGGTCGTGGAATTGCCGCCGCTGTTCGAAGACTTGTTGCCGAACACGTTGCCGTTGACGGTGCCGGATGTGGAAATCTCCGGAGGCAGGCCCGGCATCGCCAGGAAGTTGTTGGCGATGATCGTGTAGCCGTTTGTGCTGCTCAGCGAGATGCCGGCGAGATAGGTGTTGCTGTTGTTCGGAAGGATGGTGTTGGAAATCAGGTCGATCCCGCTGGTGTTGCCAGCGCAGAAGACTGAATACGCCCCCGCCCCGCCGGCCAGCCAGTTGCCAATGAGTTTGATCGCCGCGACCGCATCCGATCCTGATGTGTTCATCAGCACCGCCGTCGAGCCCGTGGCATAGCAATCGACGACGTTGCTCCCGATGTAGAATTCGATGGCGCAGTCGATTTGGATACCGGCGCCGTTGGCAACGTTCAGCAGGATGCAGTTGTTGGTTATCTGGACGCCTTGCGGCTCCAGCGCCTGGCTTTCCCCGCTCCCCAGCAGCCAGTGCATCCCGATACGCCCGCCCAGCATGTAGTTGCCGTCTATGGTGGTGTTCTGGACGTCAGTCATCAGCAGGTGCACATCGTTGTTGATAAACTCGCACCGGGTGATGGACATCTGCGAGATTTTGTTCGCGACAATGCCAGCGTTGCCCGTGGCGGCGTTGAAGCCGATAAAGCAACAGTTATCGAACAGCACGGAATAGTCGGACGGCTCCGACGCCTGTGTCAGCGCCACGCCGTTGGCCGCGTGGTTGCTGACGTTGGTAAAGCTGATGCCCGTAAATGACACTTCGTTGCCGGTGATATTGAACAGCTGGGTCATCGAAGCGCCGGGGCTGATCACTGTGCCCTTGCGCGAGCCGGTGAATTGCAGCCCCGACTGAGTGCCGTTCGTCGGCGCGACATTGATCACGCTGTTGATGATATAGGCGCCGCTGCTAGGCGGGAAGTCTATGCGGCCCCCGTAGCCTGCGGCGGCCATCGCCGCCCGAATAGCTGCGGCGTCATCGGTGACGCCGTCGCCCTTGGCGCCGAACCATTTGACCGAAAGCGGCTGGCCGCCCGCAAGAGAAGATGCCAGAGTATTGACGTTTTGCGAGCCGGCCGGCAGTGACAGGTCCACGGCCGGAATGAGCAGACTGCTTTTGTATGGGACAGTCGTATCACCGGAAATCGTATTGCTTGCCATCGGTTCGTCCTATGATTGGCCGGGCCTGGCGTCGATCCATGCCCCTTGCAGCGCGGTTGCGATCGGCAGCGACCAGCTCAGCTCAAAAACCCGGTCACGCGCCATGCCTAGTCGTTGCCACTGCAACGAGGTGACGTATTGCCCGCTCGTGCCGATCGACTGCGTCACCGGATTGCCAAAGCTGCGGCCCCGATCGTCCGACCAGCGGAGGCTGACGAGACCGCCGCCAAAGCCTCTAACGCCTGGCTCCCGCATCAGCCTGGAACCATCTTCCCGCAGGATGAAAAACCCGTCCTCACTGGCAAAAGGGGCAGGGGGCGCCAGCAGGGTGACATCACCGCCGGGATTGCCCGCCTCAAGATTGGCGAGAAACTGCCGGTAAAACACCCGCTTGCCATCCGCCAGCAGGTGCGGAAACGCCCGCACGCGCTTAATCGGGCTGCCGTTATCGGTGAAATAGCTGCGATCGAGCACGTAAAGGTTGCCGTTCTGCCAATCGCCGCAGACGACGTTGCCATAGGCGTTGCAAGCGCAATTGCCCCGATGGCGGTGCTCGACGCCGTTGCTGTCGAGCCAGACCAGCTCGTGCCAGAGCTTGGTCGTGATGTCGTAACACCAGGTTTTGTCGGCGCTCGGGAAGCTCAGCACGTAATAGAGGTGCCCGGCGAGTTGATAGGTGTATCCGACCGCGTCCGAAATGGCCGCGTATCGCGCCATCTCGTCTTCCATGGCATAGGTCGAGATGCGCGTCGCGGCATAGCCCGCGCCGGACAGCACGATGCCCTTTCCATAGCGGTCCTGGCTGAGCCAATAGACGGCGTTGTCGGCCTCGGCGGGCGAATATTTGGCGTAGCAGCCGCGATCGATGAAAACGCCCTGCATCGAGGCGAACGGGAAGTCGCTTGCGCCGGTGTTATACCAAACCTCGGTCGTCAGCGACCCCAGCAGCCAGATTTCCCGCTTCGCGACGACCAGCGACACCAATTGGTCCGAAAAGCTCTCTTTGTTGGCGAAGTAGAGCGGGTTGAAGGTCACCGCGAGGCTGTCGGAAACCTGGAATTGCGGTGAGCCGGGCACGTTGAACAGCAGGAACGTATCGAGATAGTCGGCCCGATCGGCGCCGCGAAAGCTGCCGGTTGAGTCGATGATCGGCGCGAAAGTGTTGGTTGCGAGCGTCACTTGCCAGCCGTTCGGCGTGCCGTCGACGATGACCAGCTGCAGGCCGTTGTCGGCCATCGAGACGGGCGTCGTCAGGCCCAGCGTGATCGAGCCGAGCAGCGTGTATGACCAGTCCGATGCGACGGCGTAGACGCCTGAGCCGGCGACGACGTAGACGGACCCGGTGGTGGTCGTCTTTATGCCGCGGATCGGCCCTTGCGGCAGCGTGGCGAGCAACCGCAGCCCGGGCGTCGGATAGAGCGAGGCCGGCGATCCCTCTCCCTCCTGCTCGGCCATTGGCTCAGTGAACAGGTTAACTTGCCGCTGTGCGGCCGCGATGACGGACCGCGCCGTATAGGCGCCGCCGGTCAGTGCGACACGCATTTCAGCCGCCCAGGAAGAAATTGCCGGCCGAGGGGCCGGGCACATAGGGGATGATCTTGAAGCCGATCGGCGCCTGGCCGGATGCCGCGCGTACGGCGGCGGGCAGGGTGCGGATGATCAGCGGCTGTGTCGGCGGCTGTGCCCATTTGTCGGCGCGGATCACCTCGGGCGGCGGGACCAGGATCGGACTGGCGCCGATCGTCGACTGCAGGGCCGCGAGCGTGCCGCGCCGCAGGACGGGCTGTGTCGGCGGCTGTGCCCAGCGATCGGCCGTAACGGTCTCGGGTGCGCCCGGGGCGGGGCTGGGCGAGGCGCCGGAGGCGGCCCGCAGGGCGGCCGTCTGCCCGCCGCGTAGAACGGGCTGCGAGGGCGGCTGGTGCCATTTGTCTTCCAGCACCACCTCGGGTGCGGTCCCGAGCGGATAGGGGCTTGGTGACGCGCCGGACGCAGCGCGTGTGGCCGTTGGCAGCGTCGGGATGACGCGCGGCTGTGAGGCAGGCTGCGCCCAGCGGTCCGCGGTGACCGCCTCGGGCGCGCCGGGCGCCGGGCTGGGCGAGGCACCCGAGGCGGAACGAGCGGCTGCCGGGAGTGTCCGGACGATGAGCGGCTGGGAAGCCGGCTGAAACCACTTGTCGATGGTGACGGTTTCGGGCGCGGCCCCGAGCGGAAACGGGCAGAGCGAGGCGCCGGATGCGGATAGGACGGCGGCGGACTGCCGGCGGACCAGCAGCGGCTGCGCTGCGGGTTGAAACCACCGATCGACGCTGGTTGCCTCGGGCGCCTGCGACAGCGGCGCGAACAGCCGCGGATAGAGAATGCGTGCCATCAGTATGGCACCATCTCAGCCCGGGCGAGGCGAGGCTGCGCGGCCGGCTGAAACCATTTGTCGACCGTGATCGTCTCGCTAGCGACAATCGGGGCGTAGAAGGTGCGGCGATCGAGCGGCCGCAGCATCGCAAACGGTTCGAGGTAGAGACGGGCGATCTCGCCCGCGGACAGGGCGCGGCTGTGCACGTAGAAATTGGCGAAAGTGCTTTTGCTGTATCGCAAGCTGCCGGGATCGGCGTCTGCCCCTATGAGCAGCCCCCATGCTTGGGGCGTCGCCATAGTCGATGAGCCCGTGAACGCCAGCGCGCCGTTTAGATATGCCGTCGAGTGCGAGGACTGCAGAACCACCACGATGTGATTCCAGCCGGTGCTCAGCGTGACGCCCGTGTCTTGCCAGGAAACCCCCCAGAACGGGATTAACAGGTCGGACCCGGAGGTCGACGCGTCACCGTTTCCGATGCCGACGCCGAGGCCGCCTATTTCCGCAGTGCCAGACCATCCGCTGTCATCGAAGAGGATTTCAGCAACCGGCAAACTTGGGATGTTGACCCAAAACGAATAGGTGAGCGGCTGCGGGTAATCGTGCGCAAAGCCCTTGTTGACGGACAGATAGGAGTTGCCCACCGTAAACGAGAGGCACGGCCCCATGGACGTTGCGACGTTCGCCAATCCGCTGCCATTCTGCAGCGTGGTCCAGCGGCTGGTCAGATCGGTAAGCGCCGATGCGCCGCCCGGCAGCAAACAGTAAAGCAGTCCGGCGGCCAGCGGGTGCGAGAGGTCCAATTCGAGCGCGACCGTAGGGACAATGCGCGGATCGGGTCGGGACCGATGGACCAGCAGGATCATTGATCAGACCCCTTGGACATTGGCCCGGTACAGGGTCGCGGTCGCTGTGCCGCTGAATGCCACACCCGCGTTGTTGTAGACCTGAAACGCATATTGAAACGGTCCCAGATCAAACATCGGAAAGTCGATGACCTGAAACGACCCGCTAGGCACAAGCTGAACGGTTGCCTGCCTCGCATTGGGCGACGGCGCGGCCGCGCTTGCCCCGGGCGGGCTTGGCACGTTGGTTCCGTCCCGAGCCTCATGCACAAACAAGGTAATGAACGGCGCGCCCGATCCGGCGGTCAGCGCCCCGCCGAAAGCCAATCTGACCCAGCCGGACAGGTAGCTCTTTGTGGTTGCCGTGTTGTCCACAAGGGATGACGGCGCGCTGTAGGCGCCAGACGAAATGCTGTTGAGGCTCGCGATCGTCAGCGACGCTGATATCGGCGCGAGATTGGAAAACTCGGTCATGGCTGCTTACAGCGTCAACGCCACAAGCTGCGTTGCTGCGCCGTTCGCCGATACCGCGGTGCCGCCGATGGCGCTTGAGACGCCCTGCAGATAGGTCAGCAGCCCGGCGATGTTGGCAGAACTGATCGCTCGGCTGATTTCACTGCCTGGCAGCGTGCCGGTATTGATCGGGTTTGTCGTAACCGGCGTTCCGTCCGCCGTGCCGATGCCGCCGGTGGTGGTCAGTGCCGCCGTGGGAAAGGCGTTGAGCTTGTTTGCCGCCGAAAGATTGGTCCACGCGGCCGAAACCGCCGTGATCTGCTGCTGAATGCCGTACAGCGACGATGCGAGGTTGATGATCGTGTTGGCGAGCGCCGCGACCTGCGTTTCCTGCGTTGGCATTGGTTCGTCCCCTCAAAATCCGTAGCTACGCCGGGCGTGATAGGATGCCTCGGCCTCGGCCAGCTGCTGCTCGACCGTGCGGCAGGGCGCGCCGACGCAATCCGAGCAGATCAGGCCCATGCAGACGCGACAGAGGCCGCCCAAGTCCTCGGGCCGCTGCTTGGGGCGTACGAAAGTCACCTTTTGGCAGTGATTGCAGCCGAAAGTGTCGTACGCCCGCTCTTGCCCGTCGTCGCAAATCAGCAATTGGCCGCCTGGATTGCGCATCGATCACTCGATATGCAGCGCCATTGCGCCGACTGTGCCCGTATAGGCGGCAGAGCGGGCGCGAATGGCGAGACCGGCGAGGTTGACGGCCGGGATCACCAGTTCCGACCCGGGCGCTGCGACCCATCGATACGAAGCGCGCTGGTTGAGCGCGAGATAGAACACCGATGAGGTGGCCGTGATGGTGCCCTCGGCGGTGAAATTGGCCGATCCGACCGTGCCGGCGGCCCGCGAGGTGGTATCGAGCGGAACGGGCGTGACAGCGGTCGACGTGCCCGCCGCGGTCTGCCGCGAGATGTCGTACTCAAGGTAATTGTCCGCCGGCGTGCCCGGCGTGCCGACGTCGATTTCCTGGATAAGCCCACGGGTCAGCGTTGCGGTCGCGGCGGTCAGCGCGAGCTGCGTCTTATAGGTCGACGTGGTCGCTTGCTGAGTGCCGGCCAGCGAATTTGAGGACGAATAGACAGCCATCAACAGACTCCTTGGTTGAGGTCAGACGCTGAAACCGTGGTTGACGGCCACGAGCATCCATCTTGTCGTGCCGGCGCAGATGAATTGCAGCAGATCCCGCGCGTTGGGCGTGGTCGTCGCGGTGTAGCTCGGAATATCCAGCCCGACAGCGATCGTGGTCCCGAGCGTCACCACGCGCCCGCCGGTGGCATCCTGCTTGATCTCGACCCGCAGCAATTCGCCTGAAAAGCCGGGGTTGATGTTGAGCGTGGTATTGCTCGACAGCGTCACGACCACCGATCCGAGGCCCGTTGGCGAGATGGTCGTATTTGCCGTGGTGGCGATCTCGGTCGACTGGATCGGTATCCGCCCCGCATTGGCGATGGCGCTGTTGAGGTCCGCGGCGTTCAGCTGGTCCCCGTGGTTCCACGGGTAGGGCATCAGAGCACCGTGCCCTGATCGAGGATAAAGGCGCGGCCGATACCGTTACCGACCATGCTGCTGATGTTGCGCGGCCCGCCGAGGCCCGGGGGCATCTGCAGGCGCGGCACCTGGCTGTTGGCCTGCCTGATGGTGTTCAGCGCCGCGCGCAGCTTGCCGATCACCGCCGGGCGCGGGTCTTCGCCGTAGTTCATCGAGAGTTCGGCGGCGAGGTTATAGGTGATCGCCGACATATACTCGGGAGGCAGGTTCAGCGGCGTTGCCAGACCCGTGTAGACCGGCAGCGGCGCCTTGGTGAAGATGTGCATCTCATACTGACCGGCGAACGGCACCGGCCAGAAATGCGCGACGCCCACCGGCCAGGCTGACTCGTAGAAGACCGCATCCGGCCAGCTATTCATCGTTTTGAGCGCGATGCGGTTATAATCCTCGCGCGCCTCGATGACGGTCAGCGGATAGTCGGTTTGGTTGCCGCCGGCCGGGTTGAGCAGCCGGACGAAAGCGGCGTCGATCCGATCGGGGCGAGCCATCGGAAAGTCGCCGCTCGGCCCGAGCGTGTAGGTTTGCGCGCCGGTGGACACCAGCACCGTTTCGACCAGATCCCACACCAGCCAGCGCTTGCGCTGCCACTCGGCCATGATGTTGGACAGCAGTTGCAGCCCGGTGTTGCTGTCCTCGGCCGTGGGCGTCTGTCCAATGCCGTTGATGCCCGCGGTGCGCAGCGCGAAGGTGATCAGGTCGCCGGCGGTCTCGATCATAGCGCGGCGTTCAGGCGCTCATGACCATGCGCCATTTCCCCACGGTCCCGGTCCCTACAAACAGGGCGGTTTTGCCCGCTGTGAGCGAGACCGAGGCATTGACGGCGGCGCTGCCGATCTGCTGGCCCGTGTACGGGAACACGGCGCACGCGTTGGATGCGTCGTTCGAGACGTAGATCGGATGATCGCCCTGATAGGGCGGCAGCATGACGCTGTCGGCGGCGGTGGCGACGGTCGCAACCGAGTTGTAGCGTGAGACGAGCTGCGTCGCCCCGGTCTGGCCGCCGCCGGCAAGCGCCACGATGCTTTCGGTGACGGTGGAAATCGCCGGAAACTGCGGCGCAAAGGTCGTGAGTGCCATTGATCAGGCTCCTATCGTTACGGTTACAGTATACGGCTCAGTTAGCGGCAAGTCTTACCGCAAGCTGTGGCCGGATGCACTGGTAGCCGTAAAGTATATCAAAGCGGCATGGGAATAGGTCGTTATTGATGTCATACATGCGCACAAGCCGCATGCTCACGCCGTCCATCACCTTGCGATTTGCCATGTCGACGCCGCCGGGCAGCAGCAAGTCGGCGGTGGCGAAAGTAAACGCGTCCTTGGCATAGGCGAGCGAGAGGCCCGAGGCGGTCGACGCGGTGCCGGCAAAGGTGAGCGCCGCGCTGTCGGCTGGCGTGACGCTGACGTTTTGCGTGCCGCCGGTGGTCACGATCGCCGGGCTGATCGACATCGTGCCGGCGCCGCCTGCGTAGGGTGCTGTGAGGACAAACTGCTGCAGGACCGCGGTCGATTGCTTGGTCTCGGGATGCACCCGGAACACGTTGGCGATCGTAAAGATGTCGCCCTGGTTGCCGGCGCCGGTGCCCGTCTTGACGACCAGCGATGAGCCGGTCTGATTGGCGCCGTTGACCAGATAGCCTGCCTCGGCGCCGCGGGTGTATTGGTTGAGGAACGTGTTTTCCGCGAATTCAAACCCCGCCGTGTGGCCCATGACGCCGTCGCGGTACTGCTCGGAAATCTCGGTGGTAGATTGGAAGAGACCCTTCAGGCTGTCGACCATGTCGACGTTGTCCTGCGTATTGAAGCGGACCATCTTTTCGCCCGCCGGGGCCAGGTTATCGACCAGGATCTTCCGGGCAGCGAGGACATTCTTGAAGGTCTGCGCCGATCCCTGGCCGTTGATCTGGTTGTAGACGTTCAGGGCCATGTTGAGCGCGTCGGCCTCGATGTTGGCCGCCAGCACCGCCATTGCCGGTTCCAGGATGATCTGCGCGAATTTGTCGATATTCAGCGCCAGTTCGACCGAGGAAAACGCGACGTCGACGCCCTTTTGGTTGGTGACGTTCAGCGTGACCTGATTTTCGACCGTGGGCTGGATTGACAGCGTCGGACCCGACCGGATGACGTACTGGTTAGGCAACCGGATGCGCAACGCAGAGCCGATTTTGCCGCCGTCGACCGCGAAACTGTCGTCATAGGCCCGATTGATCGAACCGATGAAGTTCAGCTTCTGGTGCAGGATGGCGAGGGCGGTGTTCGTGATGATACTGGAATTAAGGAGTGTATTAGCCATGGGGAGGCTCCATCGAGAGGGATACGGCGCCTCACGGCGCTGTCGGCACGTTTGCCCATGGCGTGCCTACGGTGTGGGAACGAGGCTGGGCGCCTCTAGCCGCGTTTCCGCTTGTTCCACCACGCCTGGTATTGTTCCGACGTCATTCTGTTGGGATCGACCTCTGCGCGCGCGGTCGTTTCCAGCGGTCTGATCGGCGGTGGCGCCTGCGTGACGGGTTTCGGCGGTGGCGCCGGGGCGGTCGCAATCCGGTGGGACATGCGCGACAGCTCCAACGCCAGATCAACCGGCGGCAAGCTCAGGATGCGGGCGGTATCAGCAGGGTTTTCGGCCAGTTCCGCGACCACTTTATGGGCACCCGGAACCTTCCAAATCGTTGCCATGAAGGCTTGATTATCGGTCGCCCCCATTGCTGCCACCTGATTGCATCGCTCGGTAAAGTCGGGAAACGCGGCGTTGCCCTCGGCGATCGCTGCCTCGGTCCGGCTTTGGTGTTCCCGTGCCTCGATGAGTTGCTGGGCGCGCTGTTCAATCTGGCGATCGATATCCGCCGGGGAGGGCGGCGCATTCGGGTCGCGGGGTTGCAGGCGTTCCAGTCGCTCTTGAGCGGCCCTGAGCTGCCGCACGGTATCCCGCTGCTCTTGCGCCAGCCGACGAATGGCCCGATCGCGCTGATCGAGCTTTTTGTCGTCGGTGTCGCCAGCTTGCGGCGTTTGCTCCTCACCCGGCGGAGGGGCGGTTGTGGTATCGGTCTCGGGTGTAGTCGTAGCAGGCTCTGTGACGGATGGTTCCGTCGCCGCCGCCTGTTGGGCGTCCTCGATGGTGGCGCTCATGGACTAAGTTTTCCACGGATGATAGCCGGCTACCGGCCGGTGCGGTCCCTCCCGGCAGCGGCTGCTACCGGGCGAAAGGGTTATTGCGTCGGGTCTGTCTGCGTCGGGTCTGTCTGCGTCGGGTCTGTCTGCGTCGGGTCTGTCTGGCTGGCGGCGCCGGCAGCGGCGCCCCCTGCCATCAGGCCGGCGATGCCATATTTGCGCAGGATGGCGATCGTATCGGGGTTGAACACGACGTAATTGCTGGTGCCGTCGCCCTGGCCGCGCGAGCCGGCGTCAAGGTAGCGAATGCCGGGGATGCCGGCCTGGTGAAGCGTGCTGCTGACATCGGGGGCACCGCTGCCACCGGCTTCAAATCCAGGCATTACCGATGAAGCGGCTGAATACGCCTCCCCGCCGGTAAACTTCATCGGGTCGTTTCCGGTGACATATTCCTTATCGATTGCAGCCTGAACGTAGGGCAGCAACGCCTTTTGCACATTCGGATGCTGCTCGCTCAGCGGCTTGTCCCAATCGAGCATCTGCGCCGGATCGGCGTTGATCCCGACTTCATACATGTGGCCCTGTGGCTTTGGTTCAGCCTCCCAAGCGGCCTTGATCTTCTGCATCTGCTGGTAAGCAATATCACGCGCCGCAATCGCCGCGTTGAACTCCTGATCCGTCCCGCTCATTGCCTTTCCAGCAGCGTCATAAGCGGCATTATAGGCGTTCTGGGCCGCGACTAATTCCGGCGGCGGCTTTTTCACTGAGAGGTCATCGCGATAACTCCGCGCCACGCCCTCATTCTCGGCGAAATACATCCCGTGCCCGTAAGCCTGCGCGCCTTCGCCGGTGCCGATCTTGCCCAGATCGAACCGATCGAACGAATACGGCGAGCCATGAAACGCCCGCAATCCCGGCGCAGACGTGCTGCCGATCAGCGCGCTGCCATATTGCCGCGCCGCGTCGACCAGCGCGTTGCCAGTCGGCCAGCCCGTCTGCGGATCGATCAGGCCCCTCGCAATGCCCTCTTGTCGCTGCGCATCGAGCCATTGCCCGTACGCCTGAGCGTTTGACTGCCAAGCGTCCGCCAGCGTCGGCGCCTGTGCGGCAAACGGATTGCCCTGGTCCGGGAATAGCTGGTTCGGCGCGCCCAACTGGTTCCCTTTCGCCACAGCCTACGGCCAGCGGCTTACGCGCTCAGCAGCGCGTGCCAGACGCCAGACGCCGGGCTGACAAACTCGGCGGTTTTGCCGCCGGCGATGGCATAGGCGGTCGTGCCAGCCGTGCCGTTGATGGTGTCCGACGTGCTCGCGGTGTTGGAAAACACATTCATCGACGTGCCGCTGCCGTTGATCACGGTAATCGACTGGCCGCCGACTGCAGAGGGCAGGATCACGCTATCGCCGGCGCTCCCAACGGTGGTGACGCGATTGATCGCTGCCGACATGAGCACGCCGTTCGTTTGGCCGCCGCCGGCGTGCGCCGTGACGCCGTTCAGCGTCGAGTAGCCGCCGCCGTTTACCAGCGTGGTGAAATTCGCGTCGATCGCCCCCTTATCGGGCAGGCCGACGCCAATGCCGAGGGTGTTCGGGACGGCCATGCGGTGCTCCTATTGCAGCTGCTGGGATTGCATCGGGGGCGCCGCAGCGCCGTTCATCTGGTCCGGATCGGGCGGGGCGATGGCCTGCTGGTGCGCCGCGTCCATCGCGTCGTGAGCGTGCATCACCGGCAGCGCGGGCATCCCCAGTAGGCTGGTCAGCATCGAGCGGACAAGCACCTTGGCCGCCGTGGGATCGGCCGCCGTGACCGCTGCCAGGCGCCGCGTTTCGGCGTCGTAATCCTCGGTCGTGGTCCGATCGCCCTTGTCCTTGAGCTGTTCCTGCAGCCGCACCACCTCGGCCTTGAGCCGCGCGACCTCGGCGTCCGCCTGCTGCGCGATGGCCTGGCCGTGCTGCGTCGTCTGCTGCAGTTGCTGCTGCAGTTGCATCACCTGCGGCGTTGGCCCGCCGGTGTATTGCGGTGGCACGCCCCGGCGCAGCCGTTCGGCCAGCTCATCGGCGAGCGGGAAATCGGCCGACTTGAACAGCAGATCCCCAGCCACATTCACCAGCTCGGGCGAGGCTTGGATGATCTGACTGATGGCGTTGTAGGCTTCCTCGCGCTGCGTCGAGAACGGCGGCCCGACATCCGCCTCAACGTCGTATCGCCCCACCGTGGGGTTGAAGATGACGGTCGGGTCGGGCATTTGCGGGTCGTCTTGCGCCTGCTGCGCCTGCTCGGGCGAAACCGGCATCGGCGGCTGCCCCGGCGGTCCTGGCATGACGTGCTGATGCGCCGCAGCCGCCTGCGGATCGAGTTGCACGTCCGACTGAGTGCCGTCCTCGGCCATGATTTTGACGATGCGCGGCACGTCATAGATTTTCGGGATCAGATCGAGGCAGATCCGGCCGATTTGCCTGATCCCTTTGGCCTGGTTGTCGATGTAGTGGTACGTCGCGGTATCGCCCTCGCGCTGGCGCTGCTGGATGGCGACGCCCGACCGTTCGTTGCCCGGGGCGCCCATCTCGGCTTGATACTGGCCGGTGACCATCATCATGTCTTCGCGGGCGATGTTCATTCCCTGCAGATAGGCTTGCGCCATTTCCGGGGGCATCTGCCGCTCGGGCTTGGGGTTCGGCTGCCCGGTTTCGTCGCGTCCGTTATAGGTCAGCACCGAGTAATTGACGACGTTCGCATCCGCCCAGTGCTTTTGCCCCTCAACCGCCTCAACCGTTGCGATATACGGCGCCTTGCCCTGCAGAGCGACCTGTTCGACCGCGGCGGAATTCCAATAGTTGTAGATTTTCTGCGAATCAATCAGCGCCCGCGTGTGGCCCTTGCGGTCCATCTGGCCGTCGATGATGGTTTCCTCGCCGATAAACGGCACCAGCGGGATATAGCGGCCCGGCCACACTTTACGCTCGACGATTTTGCTGCCGGCGAGGCGGAACCACTCGATTTCAGGCTCTGCGATGTCCCGCGAGCGCACAATCCGCAGGAATTTCTTCGCCCCCGGCGGCAATTGGCTGTCGCGGACGACGCTGCCGTCCTCAAGCTGGTGCAATTGGTCGTCTTTCACGCCCCGGCGCCAATATTCCGCCTCCCGAACGTGCTCTTTGTTGTCCCAATCGTCGGAATAATCGAGCGGCGCGCCCGCGTCCGTGTCGATATCGGGATATTTTGCCTCGAATTCTTTCCTCGGTGTGTCGTTGAACCAGAACGCAAACCGCATGTCGGCTTTGTCGTAGTCTTTCGCGTCCGGGTCGATGTAGATCACGCGCGGATCGGGCACGCGGCGGATGAAAATCTCCTGATCGAGGCTGTCATCATCGGCGTAATCGGTGACGACGCGGACGTAGCCGATGCCGCTTTCCACCTGATGGTAAATCGCCGTCGAGTAGGCATCGAGGGCTTTGGATTGGTATTCGATCCGGCGGATGATGGCGGAAAACACCTCGGCCGCTTCGTATGTCGCTTCGCCGCCGGTGGGCGTCACCTTGATTGCCGCCTTGTGCTGGCGCGCGTCGTTGATGATGTGCAGGTTGTGCTGCCTGACCTTGTTCTGTGTCAGACACGGCCGATCGCCGCGGGCGGCGAGCACCGCTGCATCCCATTGCCCGAGGTTGTAGGCGTCGCCGTTGGCGAAGCGGGCGTCTTTGAGCGCGTTAGACCGGGCGAGGCTTTCGTGATGTTCGCAGCGGGCAAAGCGTGTCCGTGCTTCGGTCAGGATGTCCGCGTCGGTTTCCGACGCCCGGGCCATCAGCCGGCCGCTTCGTCCAGCAGGCGCTGCAGATCCCGAGCGCCTTCGGTCGTGTCGCTATCGCCCTGAGCGACGCGCAGCGCCACTTCGGCCGCGTTGACGTTGCGTGCGTCCTCTGTGCCTCTCAGGTAGCGCAGCAGCAGCCCGAATGCTGCGTTTGTCCGGACCATCGTGTCGATATCTTCCTGCGTCACCGGACGCGTCGCATCGATGTTGATATCGTAAATCACGACGACCGCCCGCCTCATCCACTCTAGCGCCTCCACGTAACCGGGCAGACGTTTGCCGATGTCGCTGAAATCGGGGACGTCGACCACGTCAGCCGCTCGATCCCAGCTTGTCCTCAAGCCGCAGCACGCCTTCGTACAGGTCGTCGATCAGCCGCACGACCTCATCGTGCCCCTGCTCGCGCATGGCGAATTTGGCCTGGTCGATCCTCGAGGCGAATGCTTGCGCGCCGGGCACGCCGGACGGGTGCGCCGTGGTTTCGGACACCGGCGGCGTGGCGGTTTCATCCACCTCGGTCGCGGTCTCGTCGCTCTCGTGAGCCTCGGGCTGCGGCGATTCGGGAAACGCCGGCCGGGCCTTGGTCGGGTCGTCAGTCTGCGGCTGTGGATTGTTCGTATCCGACATGATTACCTCCCTGGTCTCCACAAATAGATCAGCGGGCGCGACGGATGGCGCCACGTGTTCGGCAGCCAGAAGCACAGCGCCTTGCGGTCTCGGCTCCATTCCACGTGCCAGCGAAAGCCGGGGGCTTTGTGGTCCCCGGAATTCCGTGCCCAGCGCATCACCGCAGCAGCAGCCCCGGGCGCGTAAAGCCCAGCAGCACGTCGAGCAGCACGATTACGAGGATCAGCACCAGCACGACCTGAATGATCGCCGGGAACGGCGCCGGCAGCGGCAACTGCGTCGTTGCCCACCACGCCACGCCGATGATCAGCAGGGCGAAGACGACAACCAGCAGGATCTCGATCATCAAGCCCCCATCCATGAGCTGCCGCCGCGGGAAGCGCCCGAGCGGGTGGGCACGATCGAGACCGTCCGCGGCGTCGTCGCCTCGCGCAGCCCCATGGCAAGCGTCCGGAACGCATCCGCACCATGGCTGGACCAATCGTGAACAGGCGATTCGCGGAAAATGCCCATGCGGTCGTTGAAGTCGCGCCGGTAGTGGGCGAGGCATTCCCGCCCGCGGCCTGTCCGGTCCCGGTCGAACCACGTGCGCCCGAGCAGCATTTTCGCGGCGTTGATCCCGTCGTCGACATCTTGCCGCGGCAGCACCCGCACCCGCCGGCCGTTCGACCGCAGCAGTTCCTCGCGCGTCCGTCCGGTGCCCAGCTCGCGCGCGCCGGCGTCGTGCGGCAGCAGATCCTCGCCGTAGCGATACGGCCGGCTCTCGAGCCATGCGACGTAGTGCGGCAGCGCCTCGCCGCTGGACTCGTAGTAGTCGATCACATGCACCTCGCGCCCGACCAGCTGCACACACCACAGCGCAGTCGCATCGCCAATGCCGAGATCCCACGCCGTCCAGACAGGCACGGACGGATCGTATGGCACGGCGCATATACGCCCCGCAGCGTCGAGCGCCGCAAGCTCATTGCGATAGATCGCGCCGCGGATGGCCGCGTCGAATGAACATTCCAACTCCTGGCTATATTGGTCCTCGGACATGACCTGGCGCATATCGTCCAGCTCGGACTGCGGCAGTATCTTGGTTTCCGACGCCTTCAGAACGAGCGAGAACCAGTCGTCCTCGGTGATCGCGGTCTGGTGCATCTGGTAAAATTGGTTTCGCCCCTTGGGTGTGCCGATAAAGACCGCCCACCCTTTCCGATCAGCCAAGGATGGTCGCAACACTTCCAGCCATGCCCTCGGGTCGATATCACCGAACTCGTCCATGATCAGGCCATCATTGTAGCCGCCGCGCAGCCGTTCAAAGTTGTCAGCCCCGAACAGCCTCACCCGCGCACCGTTGGGAAAGTTGACCATTAGATCACTCTCACGCTGCTCGATGTCCGGTATTTTCGCCGTAAACCGCTTTAAATAACTCCAGGCGATGTCTTTAGATTGCGCATAGGTCGGCGAAATGTAGGAGAACCGGCCAGCGGTTTCGGTGCAGCGCAAGGCGTGATCAACCAGATCCATGACGCATGCCACGCTCTTGCCGGCGCGCCGGTGCGCCACAATGCACGCCCACCGCTGCTTGCGTCTATGGAATGGCCTGAATTGCGGCCTCGCTTGATAACCCAGATCGATCCTGGTGACTTTCTGGACGGTCGCCGACATGAACGAGCCTGTTATGCTTCCGTCTGTTCGCGGTGCGGGTGATGATCTGCATGTTCAGCGCGATGTGCAGGCCACAAACCAGCTTCCCTCGTAACGGTATGATGTGATCGACTTCGTGCGGAATGCCGGTTTCCAGTGTCAGCCGCCGCGCCTCTTCATAAATCCGGACAATCGCTGCCTTGTCGCACCAGATGGGCGTCGCCCGCAGTCGAATGGCTCGTCGCAGCGAAACCCTGGCCTGATAGGCTGGCTTGTTTGCGGCATAGTGCAGCCGGCCGTAAGCAAGGAGCTTGTCAGGATTGGCGGATTTCGCCGCCTTCTGCCGATCGAGCTTGGGGCGTGGGTTTGCGTGATATCGCTTGCGCTCGCCGGCAAGAAACTCATCCCAAGCAGCTTTCCGCCGAGTATGCGAAACCAGCATATTGGCCTTGGCTCGGTCGGGATTGGCCACGCGCCAAGCTGCCGCCTTGACACGCTCATGTTCCCGGTTCTTCGCCGCCCAACGGGCCGACGCCTCGCGCTTTTGCCGTAACCTGTGCTCTTGACGCGTTTCGTCCATGCAATATTATTGCACGTTATCAGTCCGTTATACCATCAATCGTTCGTGCCGCGCTCGACGCCGGTGACGATTTGGAACGTGGCTGCTAGCGGGCCGCCGCCGTCGCCGGTGTGCTGAACCTTGTCGCCGTATTCCCGCGGGGCGATCTTCGACGCTCGCCAGCGCAGGTGGTGGCCGATCTCGCGGGCCTTGGCGAGTTCGAACGGGTCGGTTGCTTCTTCCACGACGCGCAGCGCGCGCTCATCCCAAACCAGTGCGGATTGCGCGCGAGCCTCTTTAACCCGCGCGGAACGCTCAGCCGTTGCGGCCACCCAAGCAATGAGCGACCCGATCGACACCGGGATGTCGCGGGCGATTTGGGTCATGGTGGTGCCGTCGAGAATGGCCGCGCACAGGGCTTCGACGCCAAACTCATCGAGGGCGTCGCGGGCGCTAGATCGCATGTTGTGGGATCACGTTAGGGCGAGAGGACGGGGCGGAAATGCAACACATCGCCCCATTATGGCCGAAAATGGCAGAAATCAGCCGCTATCGTCAACCATGCGTTGCAGAGAGTGCCCGGACAATCTCGCCGATCCCCTGAGCGTGCCACCGTTGCGCGGCGCGGTAGTCCGCCCGGATGACCTCGCCCAAGCGTCGCCAGTGGACGATGTGCCGGCCGGTAAGCGGGTGCACCAGGCTGCGGGCGGCGACGATGCGGCGCAGCACGTGGCGATGCTGCGGGATCAGGGCAAGCCAGCGATAAGCGTCGTCCATGGCGTCGATGGCGACTGCGTCGGGCAATGCGGCGCGGCATGGTTCGGTCGACCAGCCGTAGGCTTCGCGGGCGTCGTGCAGCACCTCGGGCATGCCGGATCGGAAGCCGGCGGGCCAGGGCGAGCGGTCGCGCATGGCGAGCAGTGTTGCCCCGGCGGCTTCCAGGCGTTGGATCACCAGCGACGCATCGACGCAGAGCGCTGTGAGAGGCGCGCAGACGGCGTCGGCGCTCGCCCCGCACGTCGGACACGCCCAAGCCTCGGGAGCGGCCTGAGCGCTCATCCGCGCTGCCCGACGTGGGCGGCTGCAGGGTGCACCTCGGGGGCGGGTCGCCGCCGGATCAGCAGCTGGTCTGAGTCAGCGCCGCAATGCAGGCAGGTGAGGGCGCGCACATGGGCAATCCAGGTATCGACCGGGACGTGATACGGCGCCCAGTCCTGCCAGTCGTATCCGCAGTGGCTGCATCGCAGGTGCAGCGGGTCCCATGACGGCTTAGGGGCGACGTCGGTCATTGCGGATCGTCCGGTATCGCCGCGCGCTGAGCCATAACGAAGCGCAGCCGCTGCTCGATCACGTCCAAAGCGGCCCGCTCGATGCGAGCGTCCCTTGCCCTGACTTGGGCCGCGACGTCGGCGACAGCGGCGATGATGTTCGTCCAGTCGGGGATTGCTTTGGACGGCCTGCCTTGAGCGAGGCGCAGCAGCAGCGCGGCTTGGCGTTTGCTCCACCGCACCGGGTCATCGACGTCGATCATGCGGCGTGATCTTTCAGCGCCTGCAGTTGCTCGGGCGTGAGCGGTGATGCGCGGACTGCGGGCCTTGCGTCGTGGTCGCGGGGCGTATCTGGCCCGGCGGTCTGCCACTCCTGCGGCAGCAGGGCGACATTGGCCGGGGCGTGGCGGCCTACCAGAGCGGCGAGCATGGGACCGAGGGTTGCGCGCATCGGATGGTCGATCAGGCTGCGGATTGAGGCCCTGACCTTGGCGGGATCGGCCCAGTCGGCGGCGGCTTCGGCGCGTTCTCGGTCGACGCGTTCGGCCCATGGGTCGGTTGTGGGCGGTGCCTCGATCTGCGGCGGTCGGTTGTCGCGGGACCACGCATCGAGGTGCTCGCACAGTTCGGCGTAGGCTGGGAAAAACCGGCATTGTCGGGCGACGGCGGCGAGCGAGCCGGGGCAGAACGCCGTGGCGGGATAGTCCGCGGCCAGCAGCGGCGCATAGGCGCCGAGTTTGCGATCGGCCTCGGCTGCCGGCAGTGACCCGGCGGTGAGCGACCCGAGCGCTTTCAGCCAGTCCCGGACGGCAGCGTGGTTAGCTGGCATCGGCATACCTCGCGAGGAATGTCGTTACGGGGTTGTCAAGCTCGGGGGCCTCGCAGCTGGGCATCCCCTCGTCCTCGATGATCTGCAAAAACCCGTTGCGGTAGGCCGGTGAGGCGCGTGCTCGGGCGGCCCGTGTGAGCCATGCGACGGGATCGATGGGCGGATCTCGCTCAGCGTCGTTGAGGGCGACGAGCAGCCCGGCGCAGTCGTCTCGGGCGTGGCTCAGCAGCCGGCCGAGGAACGCTCGGGCGTTGCGCTCGGGCATTCCGGTAAGACATCGGATTACTTGTGGCCCATGTCGCCAAAGGGTTCGGCGCGACGCGCTGAGCGCGTCCGAGCGCAGCTCGGAATGTCGAAGCGGCGGCGGTCTCTCGCGCGCGTGCGCGTATGTGCGCGCAGGGGGGGCCGGGCTGCGCCCGGCCGAAACCCCCCGGTTTATATTTTGAGACTCTGCCGGTAGTTCTTCTCTCTCTTCTGCTTCTGAGTCTGCTTCTGCTTCTAGTTTAAGGGTTTGGTTATGGGGGGGGGTTAACCCCCCCTTTATCCCCCCATTGGGTTTTGCCGGGGGGCATTCCTTTCTCTTCAATGCCGGATTACCGCCCTGAAGTCCGCACTCACGGCCGTATTCTGCCGCTGCCTTGTCCCGGACCATGCGCCGGCAATAGATGGTTCCGTCCTCTGTGCGGCTGTAAATTCCGGCCTCTTCCAGTTCAACCAAGCACGCTCGGATGACCCTCTCGGTTGCACATCCGATGATCGCCGAGAGCTGTTTGAGTGTTGGCTGACGACCGTTGATGAGGACGTGCCCATACGGTTCGGCGTCGTGGGCGATGCACAGCATCTCCATCCAGAGACCCCGCGCGGTCAGGCTGACGACCCGCAGCGACTTGTCGCCCTGCCAATCCGACCACCAGAATTTAGACCACCGGTGCGAGGTGCCGCTCATGGCTTGGCCTCCCGGCGGCGCCGCGCCCATTCGGCCGCGTGGTCCTGGTCATCATCAAGCCGCAACTCCCGCAATAGGCGCGGCAGTTTATCGACCATAAACGGCGCCCTGTTGGCTTCGACCACAAAGAAGCGACAGATCTCTTCACCGTCGCTGTTCCACAGCCAAACAAACAAATGCTCCGGACGGGACCATATGTTGATGACCCAGCGGTTTGTCTCAGGGCGGCCGTGCTCAGTACGACGGCGGTAGCCGTGCTCGCGGAACCAATCGTCGACGCTCCCCTGAGCGCCGAAATAGCCTCCCCGCCATTCTTCCGGTTCCGGCGCCCAAATCCAGCCCGTGGGCGTCCACCACGACACGGATTTCCGCCAGCCAGCCTGGTCCTGCGTCATGACCGCACCTCACGGGCACGCGGCGACGCAAATATGCAATGGGTCATCAAACACACCTCTCTTGCCTCGGCCGAGAGGGCGTGCGAAAACCCAACGTGGCATGGTTGAGTTGTTTCGCACGCTCTCTTAACCGACTTGGTTAAGCGCATGGGCCGTCGGTGTTTTCCGCACCGGCGGCCTTGCTTATTTGGGCCTCGAATCGTAGCTGTGTAAACACGGGTCATTGCAGCGTTTCCGAGCCGCTGCGGTCGTCATCCGGCCGCATTGATTCGGTCAGCGCCTTCACCAGACGCGTCTGCCGCCCGCTGGCGCTCGGATCGAGACCGAGGTCGCGCAGCAGCACCAGCAGCTTGTCGACCATGAAAGCGTCCTGATCGGCCACAGCGACGAAAAAGCGACACTGCGGCAGCGCGCGAAGGTCCCAGAAGCGCACCAGCAGATGCTCGGGATGCGTGAATATCTGCAGTTCCCAATAATCGTTCCCGGGATAGGCATCACCGAACGCCGTGCCCGTGTAGCCGCGTTCGCGCAGAAACCCGTACTCGCCATCATCCGGTGAGGCATCGTAGCCGCGAAACGCCTCGGGCTCGGGCGCTCTCATCCATCCAAGCGGCGTCCACCAGGTTGCCAGTTTCGGTTCGCTTCTCATTTTCCCCTCCTGATGCGCCCGGCCCGCGGCACGCCCCACCGATCGAGGCAGGCCAGCGCTTCATCCGCATCGCGCGCGACAGCCACATGCCCGCCAGCCGCCAGCACCGCGGCACAGACCGCCCGCTGCGGCTGCGACAACTCGCCCACACCCGTCTTGATCTCGATCATGAACGCCGCCCCCAGCCACAGCAGAAACAGGTCCGGGATGCCGGCGATGATGCCCCGGTTGACGCGGATGCCAGGCACCTCGCCGGCGTAGTTCGCGTGGTCGACGCTCCACCACACGACGCCATCGGGCGAGACCTTGCCGGCCGGGGCCAGCTCGATCCGCAGCACGTCGGCGATCTGCTTCTGCAGCGGGTGCTCTGGCACGACCGGCGGCGCCAAGCGAAACGGTCGCGCGCGCTTGGCAGCCACGCCCATCAGAACCACCGATACAGCGTGACGCCGCCGTCCGGGGCTTCCAGCCGCAGCGCCAGATCCTCGCCGCCTGCTGCGCGCGCCTCATTGACGGCGTGGTCGATGATCAGCTCGCCCGCCGCCAACGTGGCGAACCGGCGAAGCGGAACGGCGACGCGATACCCGGGCGACACGCGATAGGTCAGCAAAAAGGTCATTCGACCACCTCGGCATCGACGCTGCGCTTGGCATAGGCGCGGCGGTGGTGCTTCTCACAGTACGCGACGCGCCCCTCGACCGCTGCCTCGCAAAAGCGGAAACCCGGATGCCCCGGATGCCCGATCGGCCAACAGCAGGTGTAGACGGTTCGGGGCCGCGGCGGTGGTGCCGGCGGAGTAATGACCTCGGCGACTGCAGATTGCACGGAACTGGGCACCGCCAGCGTCGAAATTACCCGCTCGCGGTGCACCCGTATTTGCGGCGGCCGGGTCGGGTCGCGCGGCCGGATGGGCGAGGGCCGCGGATCGAGGCCGAGACGATGCGCCTTGCCCACCACCGCATTCTTGGTCAATTCCAGCCGCGCGCCTATCTCGCCGGTCGGGACACCCTGGCTCCACCAATCGCGCAGCAGCTGCAGGGCAGAGTCCGGCCACGGATAGCGCTTTTCATGCCGCGCGCCGCCCGACACTTTAAGCCGCCCGGGCTGGCGTGCGGGCCGGCTTGACGACCGGCCGCACTAGCGGCGCCAGCACCTCGATCGGAACGCCCAGTTCGCGTGAGATTTGCACCAGGCGCGCGCCGGGTATGTATCCGGTGCGCAACCAGTCCGACACTGTGTTATGCGCGACGCCAAGCCGCACGCCGACCTTGGTCGGGCCGCCTCCCCGGCGGATGAGTTCATGCACATCCATGTCTGCAGCGTCGGGCTAGCCGACCGGGTTGTCAACACCGGATTTTTACCACCGGACGTTGCCTTTTTTAGGCCTTGTCGGATTTTCCGCCAGGGGTTAGCGAATCGGGATTATAAATGGACATGAGCGGGAGAGACCTGTTGAACCTTGGCGCACGCGTCCGGGCGCTCCGTCTCAATCGGAACCTGACGGTCGATGAGGTTGCGCGCGCAGTGGGCATCGGTCGGTCGACGCTGTCGATGATCGAGGGCGGCCGCGATATGCCCGGCCGGGAGAACCTGTTTAAGATCGCAGCCTTTTACGGCGTTTCCAGCGACTACCTATGCGATGGGGAGGTCGCCCCAAAGCCGGGTTACTTCATCGATGATCCGGACGAACTTGCCTGGAACCGGCTCTGGCGCCGGATGTCGGACGGCCGGCGCAGCCTCGCACTCGACATCCTGACAACGCTGGGGCGTCACCTTGGGGATGACGACCAGGCGGCGTAACCGCACGACGTTTTCTGTCGGCGCTCCCAACACTTCAGCCTGATTCGATTCTACATCACGATTTTGTGTCGGGCATCCCGACAAGAAACTTGCGACGCTATTCATTCCGCGGTTGACTCCTGACGTCGGAACAGCCGACATTAGGCAGGCGACATGCGAGGTTCCGTCCGTGACATCCGATCTCGATCCGTGCCTCATCGGCTTTGCGCTCCCAAGCTGTAAGCCTGTCCCGACCCGCAACTCGATTGCAATAGGGTCGGGCGAGACTCATTGCCAGGAAGTCACCGCCGGGACTGTTACAGTCGATACAACAGACGACCCGGTTACACGTTCATCCGGCTATATCAAGGTGATGCGCGTCGCTCCTGTACAGGTGACCAATAAGAGCACACACGACAGAAATTTTTTCCACGCGCCCTGGATCTACACCACGATCGAGCGCGCCTCGCCGGATGGCGAGATTGATATATGTGAAATTGTCGTCTCGTTCTCGGTGTCCGATTACGACCGGGATGACGATGACTTCCGCGTGACCTTCGAGGGTGCAGAAATCGACGCCCTGGTCCCGGTCGATCCGCTCACTTCTGCCGAACTAGAAACGCTCAAGCAATGGTTCAATGAGAACCAGTCGCAAGCAGTCGCCGCCATCGCCGACGAAGTGAAGGAGTACTACGCATGAGCGGCTGGATTGGCCCCAATCAGATGGCCTGGATCATCGAGGCGCTGTCCGATGGCATCGCCGAACTACCTGCTACTGGCCCCGGCCAGGGGAAGCTGCGGGCAGTCCGTGACGCCCTGCTGCGCATCGCCTTGCGCGACGTCGAGGTCGAGGCGCCCGAGCGGGTGCCATGAGCGAGGCCGATTTCTGGCTCGCCTTCTGCGCCCAGACGCTGCAGCCGATCCCGGTTTGCAAGCTGGCAACCAATCAGGTTTGCCGCGCCATGCTCGCCGAGGCCGCCAGCGAAACGGCCATCATCGCATTTGGCGCCGTCCGCTGGACCTTCCGCGACGGCTCCCGCCTGCTCGCAACCGACGACCGAGTTTTGGTGATGTCATGACCCACGATCCCCCTTCCGGCTATCACATCCAGCGGGCGATGAGCGCCTGGCAGTCCGCCCGGGCGCGGCTGCTGGTCGACGATGCCGATCTAGCCCACGATGAGCACGCCCTCGCCGCCCTGCTCGGCCCCGTCGACGGCGACGTCCGCGATATCCTCTGCCGGGTGCTCACTGCCGCCCAGCACGCCGCCAGCATGGCCGACGCCGCCGCCAACATGATCAGCGACATGACCGCAAGGCGCGACCGCTACAAGCGCCGCAACGAAACCCTGCGGCAAACCGCCTACGCCATCATGGATGCGATCGGCTCGCGTAAGGAAGAATTCCCCCACGTGACCGCCGTCATGCGCGCCGGCGTCGCCGCCGCCATCGTCACCGATGAGGCAGCCCTGCCCGAGCGGTTCATCCGGACCAAGCGCGAGCCAGACCGCAGCGCCATCCTGGCCGCCCTGAAAGACGGCGAGGTGATCGAGGGCGCCGAACTGACAAACACATTCCCATCGCTGCAATTGAGGTCCCGCTGACATGAACGAACTGACGAAACCCGCCGCGTCTCGCCCCTCCCCTATGGGCATGGTGCTCCGCCCGCAGACCTTCGGCGAGCTGGTGCAGTTCGCGAACATCGCCGCCCGCTCGGGCATGGTGCCGCGCGACTACGCCAACAAGCCCGAGGCGATCGTGATCGCCGTGCAAATGGGCAGCGAGCTGGGCCTCGCGCCGATGCAAGCGTTGCAGAATATCAGCGTCGTCAACGGCCGCCCCTCAGTGTGGGGCGACGCCCTGCCCGGCCTCTGCCGCCAGTCGGCGTTGTGCCAGGACATCGAGGAATGGACCACCGGCGAGGGCGACGACCTGGCCGCACACTGCAAAGTCACGCGCCGGGGCGCCTCGCCCGTGACGCAGACGTTTTCGGTGTCCGACGCCAAGCGTGCCGGGCTGTGGGGCAAAGCCGGCCCGTGGCAGCAATACAGCCGCCGCATGCTGCAGATGCGCGCCCGGGGCTTTGCCTTGCGCGACGCCTTCCCGGACGTGCTGCGCGGCCTGATCACCGCAGAAGAGGCTCAGGACATCCCGGCCGATACGTTCCGCGGCACGACGCTCGACGCCCGCGCTGAGCCGACGTCTGCCGGCCAGGCGATCGACGACGCCATCCCCGACCGCGTCATGGACCAGCCCGCGCCGGGGCCACGCAAGCCCACCGCCCGCGAATGGCTCGACCAGCTGCGCGCGGATTTGGCCGCAGCCGCCGACGCCGAGGCGGTCGACGCCATCATCGCCCGCGACGACGTCCAGCGCGCGCTCGACCGGCTGCAGAACGGGGCAAAAGATGATCTCAACGCCATGATCAAGGCAGCCCTCGATCGCACCGCGACGCCGGTGGAGGATACAGCGGAAACCGAGGCGCTGTGACGCAGGAAAGCCCCCGCGCGTGCCCACGGGGGCTTCCTGGTCGGCGAATTGGACCGGGCACAGCAACAAGGCCGACGCCCGCATCATGGCCGGGATTGGTTACTCGGTGGTTAACGGCGTGAGGCCGTGGCGGGTGCTCGACCTGTTCGCTGGCATCGGCGGCTTTTCCCTCGGCCTCGAACGGGCCGGGATGCAGCCGGCCGCGTTCTGCGAAATCGATCCCTACTGTCAGCGCGTGCTCGCGAAGCATTGGCCGGGAGTGAAATGCTATCCTGATGTCAGACAGTTATCAGCCCAGCACCTCGCAGCAGATGGAATTGCCGTTGACGTCATCTGCGGCGGCTTCCCGTGCCAGGATCTCAGCCTCGCCGGGGCTGGTGCTGGCCTCGCCGGCGATCGGTCCGGACTATGGCGCGAGTACGCCCGTCTTGTTGGCGAGTTACGACCGCGCTTCGTCATCGTGGAAAACGTCGCAGCTCTGCTTGGACGGGGGCTTGGCGACGTTCTCGGAGACTTGGCCGCGCTCGGGTACGATGCGGAATGGCATTGCATACCGGCTGCCGCCGTTGGTGCCCCTCACAGACGCGACCGGATCTGGATCGTGGCCCACGCCAACGGCCAGCCTCGGCGACAAAGGAGGGCGGGTGACGCCCCAGAAGGGACGCGAGGGCGGCACGCTGATCGAGGCGGTATCGGCCAGGATGTGGCCGACGCCATGTGCGACGGATCACAAGGGGCCGAATCCGCTGCGCCGACGACCGCCGTCCGACGACGATCTTCCGACGCGAGTATTGCGGACGTGGCCGACGCCCACGGCGCGGGATTGGAAGTCGTGTTCGATGGGATCGCAGGGCAACTCGCGGCCGCTATCCGAGCATGTTCCTGGCCCCCTGAACCCGACGTGGGTCGAATGGCTTTTGGGGTTCCCGCTCGGGTGGACCGACTGCGGGGCCTCGGAAACGCGCTTGTCCCGCAGATCGCCGAGCTGATCGGCCGCGCCCTGGTCGCTCATCCGCCACCATGGATGCGGGCATCGTGCAGCGGGATCAGCTCCCGCACGCTCGCGAGGTGCGCCGCAAGCAGATCTTGCCGCAGCTGATCGGTCTGTGCCTGATCGCCTTCCGCAGCGTGCCCGGCGAGCCAGAGCGCCAGCAGTTCGGCGAGCACGGCACCCTGAACCGCTGGCGGATGGCCGGCGAACAGCGGCGTTACGCGGTCGAGCAATCGGACGATGCCGATCACAGAGCCAGACGGCTGATCAGCCCACGCCGCCCAGCGCTTCCCGAAAAGCGCAATATCGGGATTGGTCGTTTGGTTATCTGGCATTGAAGATTTCCTTTATGCGCGCCAAGGCTCTTTCGACATGCTCGCCGGCGGTAGCTGGTGCTGCCCACGCGTCCCATTCGCGCGCGCCGTCGCAGATGGCGTCTGCAATGATGTCGCGAAGTTCGTCGTCCGTGGTCGTTTGGTTATCCATTGGCGCTGATTTCCTCCATGCTGGGCCGCTCGCATTCGATGTCGGAATATCCCGTTCCACCGCATGCGCGGCATCGGAACCATTGGCTGACAGGCCCATGCGGATCGTGTCCGACTACCTCGTCAAACCCACCATCCCCGCCGCAACGCTCACAGGGTTGTTGGGGCGGATGCGTGCATGAGCCGTCGCAATCGCCCCCTAGTCCAGGCTGACGACAATTGCACGTCCAGGTCGTTTGTGAGTCAGCCATTGTCGATTGCCTCTTTCAGTTTGAGCATTCGAACTTGGATGTCAGCGAGGTCGTGTTGAGTTTCTGGTGGTTGCAAATCAATCAACGCGCCGGCTAACTCCATAATGGCATCGGCCAGTTGATAGGTGACGGGCTTCGGCATCGTTTGCTTGTCGCTCACTGCTGCTTTCCCTCAAGCTCGCGCACGCGCCGGTCGAGCCGACTTTGCTGCGCATGGGTCGCGCGGATCTCGTTCACCAGCCCGGAGACGGTGCCGTCCAGGCGCTGTACGATGGCTGTCAGAACCGCCATGTCATCGCTCATAGAGCGCATCTCGGTCAGGATTTGCAGCTGCTGCCGGGCAATTAGCGATAGGTCGGCTTGTGGTTCGTCGCTCATGGCCCGACTCCGAACGCGTGGAGGATTTCCGGCAACCGCGTGGCAATGGCCGCGATGATCGCGCCTGCGATCAGGAACCACGGATCACGGTTGAACTTCCGCGCTTCGGCGAAGAGCTTCTGAATCTCCGCCTGGTTGCGGTCGATCCGGGCGATCTGCTCGCGAATGTTAATCTGATCGCGCCAATCGGCTGGCAGGTCGCTCATGCCGGTTCCTTCTCTGCCTGCGGGGCCTCACGCCTCTGCTTCCTGGCCTGGTTGCGTTCAGCCGTTGATATGGCGTGCTGGTACGCCCGCTGCGCCTCGCCGCGCGGCCCAAGGTAAGCAATGGCGGTGGGCCGGGACACGCCGTATTTCTTCAGCAGCGACGCGGTCGGGTAGTCGGCGCTCGGGAGGCGCCAATAGGGGCTCAGCGCTTCGCAAGCCGCTTTGGCCCGGGCAGCTCGCCGCTCGCCCGATACGATCCCGCCCGACTGCCGGGGGTCGCCGATCCGACGACAGGCGCGCTCGAATTCTGCCACAGCCGCCGCGGCAGCCCCGACGTCGTTGGGCGGCACGATGGTCCCGCAATCGAGGGATTTAAGCGTCGATCCGCGCTCGGATAGCGCGGTCAGAACAGCCAGCAGCCCCCTAACCGACCAGTCCAGCACCGGCAGCGCCGGGACGATGACGTCCTCGCCAGCCGGTCGACGCGTAGGCCGCAGCATCGTCTCGCGCTGCTTCAGGTCAGCCGCCCCGTGCCCCTGACGTTTCCGCGCCGAGAGGGCGTCACGATAAACCGCCCCCGAGCGCCAGCCCGGCGCCTTGGCGTCGAGCAGCGCCTCTTGCCGCTCAAACGGCCACGCCGGTCGGATGTTGGAGAGATAAAACTTAGCCAACTTGGTGCCCATGTGTTTTGTTAATTGACACCATAAGGGCGTTGGCTTACGTTGTCAATCAACGGACAGACACACACCAGACGGAGAACTGAGATGAACGAAGCATTCACCCATTACAACGAAGCCCGCCGGTTACAGGGTTTGGCGATTTCGGGAAGCAATCAGACGCCCGTGCAAGCCTGGGCCGCAGTTTGCCGCCAATGCGCGATTGCCAACGATAAATTCCGGAATGCTTTGAAGGATCATCTCTCCTACACCAGGTTGGAGCTAAATTTTCTGAACAACCTGGAGCGCATTTGGGGGCCAGCTCGTGCCCAGGTAGAGCACAACGCCAGGAAGGCCGCGCAAGCGGCCTGATGGTTCCCGGTCAGTTCGCTGACCGAGGGGAGAGCCCGGCACCGAGGCTAAGTAAAGTATCGGGCAACAGTTTTGAGAACACCAAACGGACGGAGCGGGTAAGATGGTCGCAACACACATGATCGAAGCCAGCGCCTTCGGCAAAGCCGACAGCCTTCCGGCTTCCTCGCGCCTCTGGAATGCTAGCTGGGCGGTTGCATGGCTGAACAAGTTCAACGCCACCAGCTTTGCCTACTTCGATAGCCGCGAAGCGGCTGACGCCGCCGCCTCAGAATCGACGGCAGACCGCTTCCAGGCGATCGAGGTTGTTCCGGCCATCCGCCGGCTGCGCAATGACGCTGAAATCTCGCGGCTGACAGCCGACGCCGAGGCCGGCGACGATGAGGCGCAAATCTTCCTCGCGCTGTGGCCGTCTATCCTCAAGACGGCTGGCAAATCGGCCGGTCAGCAAGACTGAACACCAGACGGAGAATTACCCCCCATGCCGATCTTCCGCCTTGTCCATCGCCTCCCACAGCGCCTGCGATCGTGGCACCGCGACCGGCTGCAGGCGCGTGAGCTGCGCCGCCAGCTTAGCGGAGTGTGGTGACCCCTATGAGTGACGACACGCCGGATCTCGACGCGCTCAAAATCCGGCAGATCATCGCCGACATCGATCAGAAGCGCGCCGACACTGAACGCAAGCGACAGGAAATCTCCCTCGCCCCGTTGGCGCTGCTGGTATCCGGCATGACCGCAGGCGCCGCGCTGTTCGCAGCCGGGGCCGCGTTCATGAAAATCATCTCGTGACTTCCGCCTGTTATACAATTTCCCCCTCTTGTATAACATTGCCCCGAAAAGCGTATAACACGCGGGCAAACAGAGGGTGCGGATCATGTCGGACGACGCCGAAACAGGCGATAAAGCGCAGTTCCTGGTCAGGGGCTTTCCGGTGGCGAGCCGCCATCTCGTGAGGACTTGCGCCACGCGGGCCGGGCTGACAGTCGGCGAATGGCTCGACCGGGCGGTGCACTCACAAGCCCGCAT